CGTGATAACAGACGAACCCATGATGGTTGCGATGATGTTCCCAAAGGTGATGGTGTAGTTCTCGATGTTAGGGATGAATGACGTTGCCGTTTCACGCACGTTGGCATCGTGGATTTGATTTACCAAATCGTAGTAGTCCGTGTCGCATTGAGCAAGGCTGCGTGATACGATTCATCAACGGTGAAAATGTCATAGGCATGGTTGTTGGCTATCATGTCCCTTTCCATGTCGTCCATCTCGTCCCATTCCTCATCGGAGAGGCCAGCAGCCTTGAGCAATCGCTTTTTAATTTCATCTCGCTTCTCAAGGATGAAAGCGGCCAGCGCATCATAGCCCCAAACCTTCTGGGGAACAGGGACATACGTTCCTTGAAGGCGGTGTTCGCTGGTGGTTTGACGTTGCTCTTGGCTTACGTCATTTTGATATAGGAATACACGCTGAAAGAATCCTTTCTCAAGGACGTGGTGCATGATGTCCTTCGGAGGGAATGTCGTTGCCCAAATTGAAACGCCAGAAACCACTTGAATATCAGCACCTTTCAGCACCTTCGCCAAGTTGTTTGTTGCCGATCCAATCGAAGCCATAGCCTCTTGGAGATACAGGATTTTTTCGGAGAAGTAGGATTTCTTATCGTCAAGGAGGACGCTTGCCTCGTCAAAGAGCAGGGTCTTGTAGCCGTTGAGCAATCCCTTGCTCACCACATAATTGACCTTCCCCGTAGGCTTTCCGCTTTCATCGTATTCAGGCTCGGCATCAACGTGTCCGAGAAGCCCTGCATCCGACCCAGACGTGAACTTAGCACTTTCAACACCGCAAGCATCCAACAGTTGCTTGGTGAACTCATACGCTGCCGACTTGCCCGTTCTTGACTGTTGAATCCAATAGACGTGAACCCTGGTGTCGAGGTGTGTTCCGTGAATCGGAACACGCACATACGGGGCAATCACTTGACCGACAACATAGAACAAGGAGAGCATACCTGCGAACTCGTTGAAGAATGAAACCGTGTTAAATCGCTCAATGTATTCCTTGATGAACTTCGAGCCTTCGTATGGTGTCTTAACCAGCGTGTAGTCATACCACTTGCGATCTCCTGAGTCCGATGATGGTTTCAATAGCATGTTTTCACTTCTCCTTTATGGTGGGCATTTCATCCACCCGATGTTGGCTATATGAAGGCTCTCCCTCACGCCCTCGACATCTTCACTTTCTCTTGCACAATCGGTTGCTCGGAATTGAACGCTTTGACTATGCGCTCGGCTCGCACTTTGCCGATGCCTTCCACCGCTTGCAGTTCCTTTGCCGTCAATCCTGAGATTTCAACAATTGAACCATACAGTTCAAGCAAACGCTTGGCGATGGCGAGGCTACACCCCGCCCCCTGCAAAATGTCAATTCTCATATCCTCAGTTGCCGTCTTGCGAAGCAAACGGTAGGTGGATGATGAGCCAAGCGTTCCATGCTTCTCAAAGCGTTTGCAGATGAAACGTGCGGCCAATGATTTGTTGGGGAAGGTCAAAATTGAAATGTCATAATCGGTGGAAAACCTCGCCAGCGATCCTGTGAACGAACCGAACACTTTAGCGTAGGGTATGTTCTTTCCACGCTTCTTGCCTTGAGCAATGTGCTGGTCAAGAGTTCCATGAATGATGAGGATTGCTGAATTGTAGTTATCCTCAAGGTTTTGCAGTTGCCTTTCTAAATGCCCAGAATAAAGGCTGGACAGGTAATCGTCAATGGACTTCGCTTCTATCCCAACATCAGCGAAGCAATAATCGGTGATGAGCGTTTGTCGCATTTGAAAGTTCAATTTGTTCTTCTCACAGTATTTCATGACCAATTGCTCAAGCCCTGAGCGTTCTCGATTGTCAATGAAAAGAATGCGTTGGTCGGTCATGCGGTGGCCTCCAACACTTCCAAGACGAGTTCTTCCTCAAAGTTCTCCCGATCATACAGATAAACGACGTTTTCTTCCTCATCAACCGCTTCAATTTCCCACATGTAGCCTTCAACGTTCACGTGGGTTTTGAGTTCACAACCACATTGATTGCAGAAAATGATGAGTTCACCTGCATGTCGGTTTTGCTTACCGACTTCCCAACGGTGGCTATCCCACCCTCCTTCACAATCCGTTTCCGTCATTTCCAACCACCTGTTGAGCCAACGTAAGACTGTTCAACATATCCACGACCAAGTTTGCCCAATTTGGGTCTTGCGAAACCGCAACCATTTGTTCTTTTTGGCATATTTCAAAGAAACCAGTTTTGTTGTTTCGACGGAACGACCAATCCAACACTTCTGGCGGTGCTTCGCCCTTGTGGTGGGCTTGCAGCATTTCTTCGGCTTTTTTTCTTCGGATTTCATCAAGTTCTTTTTTATCATCTTCCATGTAATCACCATCCATCAAACAGGCTTTTTTGTTTCCTTTGTTCGATTATCAGTTCTTGCTTTTCTTCCACCCAATGTGAGATTCGTTGATTTGCGATTTCTATGTATTCGTCGTTCATTTCAATCCCAATGAAATTGAAACCTTCTTGAGTTGCGGCAATTCCAGTTGTCCCACTTCCCATGAACGGATCAAGAACAATTCCGTTTGGAGGCGTGATAAGTCGGCAAAGGTATTTCATCAAGTCCACAGGTTTGACAGTTGGGTGTATGTTCAATTCTTCGACCCCAAAATGTTTCTCTTGTTGGCTTGGTTTGGCGCAGTAAAAGAAACGGGCGGCTGAACCCGAATCATTATAACTGTTGGCAGGATTATGCAATCCCAACCCCCCACCATACACTTGATTGTTATATTCAGACCTGCCATCTGAAATCGGAGTCTTGGTGCTTTTTGAAGTGGGAAACAGGCTCACGACTTCATCCGAACCATCGTGAATGAAATTAGCGGGGTAGCGACCATTTGCGCTTGGACCTGCTTCATTCCCTTTCGCCCTTGTGAAAATATCACCTGTGTTGCTTTCAAAATCCTTACGAATTATCATGGGATCGTCATGTGCAATACGGCAAGCGTCAATGTTCAAGCCGCCTGTGCCGTGTTCAAGCACATTCTCAACGATAGTGCCGATAAGGGGCTTACGGGCGACCACGATAGGCTCATGGGCGGGTTTGAGGGCTGAACCCCAACCATCCCATTGTTTCGCTTCGGGAGTAGCGGGGGAAGTTATTGCTATGACCTGTCGCCCTACACCGTGATTTGGATTGGTGGATGAAGGCTTTGTTCCATCGGAAGTCGGCCTCCCGATTGTTCCCGTAATTCTTTCTCCGACGATTTCTCGTTCCGCACCTGCGGCTTTGTCTATCGCTTTGCTGATGTTGTGCGACTTCGGAAAGCCTGAACCATAAACCCACATGATTTGATCACGGATTTCAAAACCTGCATCCTCAACATTGACAACGAGGCGGTGATAGGTGCGTGATCCAGCAAACGAAAGCAAATATCCACCTGGTTTGAGGACTCGAAGTGCTTCACGCCACACCTCAACAGAAGGCACTTCATAGTCCCACTTTTTGCCCATAAATGACAAACCGTAAGGAGGATCGGTGATAATTGCATCAACCGAGTTGTCGTCCATCTCTTTCATTTTGATTAAACAATTGCCATGCAACAGTTTGTATCTCATGCCGTAGCCCCCTTTTCGTCGTAATACGGACATTTACCCACGCATAGACCCTCATGGTAAATGGTGGGACAAGTCGGTGTAAGGTAATACCTTTCAACGCCATGCGTGAGGTATTTCATGGTTTCAGTTGGTGAATAATCCGCCCATTCCAATGAGCGAATGAAGGCGTGAGTCAATGACAAAACCTCATGGTTTGGGACGTTAGCCTCCCTTGCAGGTCGAGCGAAGTTGCGAAAGTAGTCCATTAGATACATCATCAAATAGGATCGGGGTTTGTGTGGAGGGTTGCTTCCCTTCTCACACGCCGCCTGAGCCAAGCATGGCAACATAGGAATGTTGTTGATACGTTCAATGTCAATGTCAATGTTCTCCATTTCAAATGACCTCGTTTCCTCGTTGTAGCGGCTCTTGAACATATCAACGGAACTGCGCTCAACGATTTCAAGGGTCATACCGTTTTCACCGTAAAGGTGCATTCCTGGTTTTGGCTCGCTGGCTTTCTCAACGATGAAGTCCCACCCTGCCTCTAAGTCCTCATGCTTGACAGGAATGCCCCAGATTTGACGTTTGAAGTTGAACGTGTTGGGGATGCGAATGTGCCTGTCGGGTCGAAACGACACCACAGGGTCAAGGGTCTTGAGGTTG